GCGAGCTGGACGTTGTGCTCTTGCAGCCGGTTGACCGTTCCTTCGGTCATCGCCTGACGAGTCGTGGTGCGTGCCACCATCTCTGTGTATCGGTCAAGATCCCAGTCACGGCCGAGCCGATCGGTGAACTTCAGCTTGCCCTTCGCCAGCAATTCGCCCTTGAGATCCCGACTGACCTGGATGCGGGTTTTGCCCTCGGCGATCCCCTGGGCAACCGCACGCATGCCCAACGTTCGGAAGTCATCCTTGACTCGCCGACCGATCTGAGCGAGTGCGAAGTCGGTGACCCGCTGCATCTCTGTGACCACCGCCTGGACTGCCTCGCGATGTACCTGGGCGAACGCCGCTCTCTGGGGCATGCCAAGGTTCACGCCTGCCCGCCGCACTCCGTTCGCCCCCTGATCGCCGAATGCGACTCCCGCCTGATAGGCCTCCGGGATGTTGAAGGCGATCCAGACTGCCGACTCATCATGGAGCTCGGCGAGCACCGTTTCATACTGCCGCAACAGCGCCATCGCGCGTTGCCGGGATGCCAGCGAACTGCTGGCTCTCGACAGGATATCGAGCACATCGGCCGCGGCCTTGCGATAGACGGAGACCAGTGAGTCGATCTGCTGGCCCGTGAAGGCCCTGCGGAATTCCTCGACCCGGCGCCTGCTGATGTAGCGGGCCATCAGCGTCCCCTATGAAATAGCCGCGTCATCCAATCGAACAGTCGCTGCCACCAGGACTTCGGGCGCCGTGTCGCGGACGCGATGATGCTGGCTTCCGCTGCCGCCATTGCCCGCCATACCTCCTCATGCTTACGCCGGCCCAATCCGAGTTTGCGGCGGCGCCGCTTATTCATCGCGCCGTACACGAGACTGTGGAAGATCCGACTCACTGCTGCCCGCCCTCCCCGACCTGCGTCTGCCGTGGCCCGCCGAACGTCACCGCCCGACTCTCGTCCTCGGCGATCCGCTCCATCTCGCCCTCGACCGCCGCGGGTCCATCGAGGCGCCGGATGCTGCTCTCAATGCTGGTGTTGCCGGATGCCAACCGCTGAGCTTCCAGTTGGACCATCTCCATCATGTCCTCGGGCAGCCCATCGGCCCACGCGATACTCACCGGGCAGGGCTCATAGCTGGCCCCACCGTGCTGCTTTTCGAGCAGTTGTGCCGCGTAGAGCACCTGCTTCAACGCCCCGTCGAAGTACAGTCGCTTGCGGTTGATCTTAGCAATCGTGCGGATGAGCCGCAAGCGCAAGGCCGTGCCGCTCTGCGCGACCCCATACTTGTCCAACCCGAAGATGCTCGGACCAGTCTCGCTCAAGATGAACAGCAACTCGATGAGCTGGTCGATTTCCTTGTAGGCGGCCTGGAGGCTAGCATCCCAGAGGATATACTGCGGGATCTGTTCGCCGGCCTCAAGCGGGATGAGGTCGAGTTTGTTCCGGTCGATCTTATCGTCCTCCCCCATCATGCTCGGCGGCACCGCCAACTTCGGGCTCACGTGCTTGTCCAGCACTGCATCGATGCTGCTGATGCGGCTGTTGAGCGCCTCGATCAGTGACTCCAGCCCGACGTAATCGCTGATGCCCCAGAAGCGGCTGCCATAACGGAAGTTCGGGATGTGAAATACCGGGATGAACATCAGGCCGGTTTCGACCTCGGGCTCGAGGCCAGCATACTCGGGCAGCATTGTGATATCCACCTCCTCGACCTTGCCGCCCGCTTGGCGGAACAGCCGGTTGCGGATCAGGCCGGCCTCGTGCTCTTCGACCCGTACGTACTTGAGGTTCCGTTTGCTCGGGTCCGGGTCGGCCTTCTGCCAGGCCAGCGATACCCTGTTGACCTGGCGGATGTCGTCCTCGCTCAGCTCGGGGAAGTAAATGGAACCAGGCACCTCCTCGATCAGCGCCTCGGGCTCGGCCTCCGGGTCGACAGGATTGCGGATTCCCCATCGGACCTTGAGCACCGCGTCGCCCCGGAAACTGGACGCAAGCGCCGCCTCATAGGAGAGCACCCGCAGCCCGTTCTGCCCGACCAGCCGTTCGACCGCGTCTGCCGCCCCGGTGTTCGCCTCGTCCGTCACCAGGTAATCGGGCGGCTCGCCGAACAGCATGTCGGCGCTCAGAGTCGACAGGATGCCGGCGAAGTTGGCGACGATATAGCGGCTCATCTGGAAGGGCCCGCCGGTTTTCACCTTGAAGATGGTCTGGTGCTGCGCCAGAAACAGCCCCTCGAAACGCCCATAGTCTTTGATGCGCGGTTCATGTGCGGCCGGTGGGTATGTCGCCCAGTTGATCATGTTCTCCTCACGCAAAAAGGCGACCCCAGGTCCGCTGAGCGGATCATCAGGTCGCCTCGTCTACTCGACTCCGGCGTGTATTGGATTGTCCGAGCAAATGCTAGCCGACGTCTCCCGCGCCGTCAACACCGGCAGGTATGTGGCCGGTCAGCGGCGCCAGGGCATTGCCCAACTTGAAGTGAGCCTCGGTGCCATCTGTGAACACCATCCGCGGTATGCCGCGGATGAAGATGACGCGCAACCTGGCCTCGCCGAAGCCGTTCATTGCGGCGGAGACGCGGGCAAGCGCTTCGCGCAGGTCCCGCCAGTAAGGTCCGTCGTCCTCGCCTTTTCTCTCGCCCCCGCTGGCCACTGCTCTCACCCGATCGATGCTGCCTGCTCCGGCTCCGAGTACATGACTTCCTTGCACTCGCACTCCGGGCATTCCGCCTTGCGGACGGCGACGCCCTTCTTGAACACGCCATCGCCTGCATACCCGCAGTTTCCACATCTCACCTTGACTGTGTAGACATCCTTCCCTGATGCGCTCATGGTTGCTCCTATCTTCTGATCTTCACCAGCACCCAGGCCAATGCGCGGCACAAAGGCACGACGATCCTATCGGTCATGGACCGCCATACGGCCTCGAACTGTTGCGCCGCAACTCGGAGATCTCCAATCTCTCGTCGGGCAGACCGCAGTAATGCATTCAGCCAAACCAGCAGGGCAGCCATCAACGCGAGACAGAGCACGATCAGTAACATGGTCATGTCGCATTCTACCACCCAGGCGGCTTCTGCGCCCGCGCCTCGAACTGTCCGCGCTTGCGCACTTGCCAGGCGATGCCCGCCGCCATCACCCGGTCGTCGCGGGCGCCCTCCTGCGCCTCCTGCGCGCCATTGTCCTTCGTGACGAAACTGAAGCACTCGTCGATCAACGCCGTCGAATTCAACACGATGTGGCCGTTCGAGATCGCGGCTGCCAACTCGTCAACGAGAATCGGCTTGGTCTGCGCGTCGGTCGGCCATCCCAGCATCGGCTGAGCGGTGCGGGAATGAGCATCGTACCTGACATGCTGGTAGAGCCATGGGTAATGGCAGGTGTGCCGCAGCGTGTTGAGAGTCGAATGGCCGTGGTTGTTGCGCTCCACACCAACCAGCGCCCCGTTGTACCAGCGGCCCAGCGCGTCGAGCAGATGGCCGAACCGCTCCGGGCTCACCCAGCCATGCAACTCCGCTACCTGCTGGCACGACTTGCGCTCCATCACGAATGCGCAACTCCCGTCGCGCCCCTCAAGGCCCTCGCCGATATCCGCGCCGATCACGTAGCGCTCGCCCTGCTGCGGCCGCCGCCAGACCAGCAGTTGCGCCGGCGCCATGCTGATGGGCTCGCGCTTGCCCACCGTCAGACTGCCCACGACCTCGGCGCGCACGGTCGCCACTTTCGTCTGCTGTGCTCTCAGCGCGCCAGTGTCGAAGCAGCAACGACCGCTCGCAAGGAAGCAGGTGACGTCATCCTCCGGGTACTGTTCCTGGAACCGATCACGCAGATCCGCCTGCTTCTGCCGACGCCAGCGCATCTGATCGTCATGCAGCGAGTGGGCCTGCTTGAGCGCCACTTCCTCGGCCGTCAGATCGGACAGCGCTGGCCCCGCGATCCTGTAGCTCGGGTCCTCCCACCAGAAATAGCAGTGCGCGGCGAACCGCCCCCCGCCTGCCTTTGCCGAAGTCCACAACTGGTGGAAGTAGTTCCCCATGCCGTTCGCCGTCGATTCCAGCACCACCCTGCCGCCCGCCGGCACGGCTTCGAGCAAGCCGGTCAGTGAGTCTTGCGGATGCGTCCAGCGACTGACCTCCGAGCAGTGCAGGTTATTGATCGTCAGACCATGGCCGAACCTGGTGCTGCCAGCCGTGCCGACGTAGTAGGTCGAGCCGATCTTCGGCCAGTAGAGCTCGCCCTTGCGGTCGTACTTCGGGCGCCCGACCTCGGCCTTTTCTCGGGCCGGCAGCCGCTCCCAGAACAGCCGCACGATCCGAAAGATGAGTTCCGAGGAATCGAAATCATGCGCCACCAGCACCGAGGTGGTGTTGGGCCGCAGGATCGTGTCGGCGAAGTATAGGCCGCTGATCAGTGTCGTGAACCCGAGCTGTCGCGGCTTGAGGATGATGTCCCAGGATGTGCGATAGTCGCAGTAGTCTCGCTGCGCCCAGTTCAGCGCGAAGGGAATGACGTGTCGCTCCTTCGTGCGAATCCAGAGGTTCGGCTCGATCCAGCCTCGCGGATCAGTTACCGCGACCGTTCCGCTTTCCAGCCTTTCGGCCATTCGTTCGAGTTCCGCCGACCCGGCCGCCTGCAGCAGTCCCACCATTCCGGCTCCTGAGTTCGGCTTTGACCGCCGCGAGGAGCTTGTCCGTCTCTTCGTCTGTGAGGTCCCGGACGCTACCGTCACTGAGTATCACCTCCTCTGCCGCCCTATCCAGCAGGCCCAATGACTGGCGGATTTCGATTTCCCGCCCGATCGCCTGCA